TCTGGAACCCAAGCATTTCCATCCCAAATACGATATTTACCATCTGATCCCGGTTGATCTGTTCTCTCTCCAATTTGAGGTTCACGTACTGTAGGAGTTTCAACAGGCGCTGGGCCTCCCGGTCTTGCGAAAGCTCCGTTACCAAACATTTGAGGATTGCTCTTATATGTTTCTGCTAAGTAGTCCCAAGCGCTATCGCCAAACAATTGATCTCTAAGGGTATCATTATTATTTTGCGATCCATTTTGTGCATTTGTCACTTTAACAAGCTCGGCGTCTGCTGCTCTCCGTTCTGGAGTGTTATCAGGTAAACTTTGAACTAAAGTAGTAAGCTCTTGAAACCTGTTTGTCATTCTTTTATTAACTTCTTTTTCGTACAGTTTACTTTGTGCTGTATAATCTTCACCACCCGGAAGTGCCATACCCAGTTTCTTTGGATCAATAATTTTATACGTGCTAGTAGAAGCAGCAACAGGTGTAGAAACTCTTGCAAGAAAGTCAAAGTAAAACTCATCATCTTGAATGTCACCTTCAGCAAACTGACGATACAAATCACCCGTATTAGCAAACTCTTGTAGTGCTGCGTCTGGGTCATTACTTGCGCCAATAATTATAAAATTATCTACTAAGTCTTGACCAATAACAGGATAGTTATTTTTTTCCTTAGCTATTCTTACAGCATCAGCAGCTTTTGATATTAAAGCGGGGTTGTTGCCAAGGCTATCTAACCAGTTACTGCCACCCTCTACTTCTCCTACTAAATTGTTAAGGAAGGTTAAGTCCTGTGTCATTTTCTCAGTAGGTTTACGATCATTAAAATATTTTGTACCAGCGGCTGCAAGAACAGTAAATCTTTTGTCTTTAATACCACGCATAAAATTAGCTTGAGCTTGTTCTTTAGCATCAATGCTATCTTGACGAATAAGTTCCCGCCACTCTTTGTCTTCTTGTGCCTTAGCAGCAGCAGCTTGTTCCGCCGCTAAACCCTTTTGGCCCTCTAGTAGACCTGCAAAACTTATAGCCATTTAAGCTCTCCTTGCCATTAGACCAGTGGGTTTATCTTCTACTACTGGTTCTTTATCTTCTTGCTTGGGAGCTTTATCTGCCCCCAATCTTTCTAATGTTTTCTTTGCGGAAGACATTTTACGAGAATACATTTTTGCTTTTGACTCTTCTTCGTCGTCAAAGCCTTCTTTAAAATCAATACCAGCAGCTAAAGGAATACCACGTATAAACTCATGTAATACTGGGCCTATAATTAAACTAATATCTATGCTATGGACACCTTGCATAACAGCACTACGCATAACAGCTTCAGTCAAAGTCTTAACGTCTACCCCTAATTCAATAAAATCTAGGATATCATCAGCAGCATCTTCATTATTTAAACGATCTAAATGATGCATAATAGCCTCATCAACGTCAACAATTTCAGGTGGGTTTTCATAAGGAGCGTTCTTAGGTTCAGTAGTAAGAGACTGTCCCGGAATTGGTCTATCGTACATCATATTTTTTATCTTCCTTTATAGAAACCCATAAATTTTTGTAAGTACTTAGGTGCAGTTGTATATCCATCACTAACATTACCAGCTTCTTTTACAGGTTTTCCTGTAAACCAAACAGATGCAGCGTCTTCAACCGTACCGTACTTGTTGTAATACTCATTTATTTTATATTCTGTAACATAAGCTTGTGCGTCAGGATTATCTTTAAAGTCCTCTACTGACATTTCATAACCAAGGGCTTGCTTTGTCCATTGTGATACATTTCCGGGCATAATAGCATATTCACCAATAGCTCTTTGACCTTTGTAAATACCTTTTTTAACAAGAGGGTGATTTGTATTTTTACCCCCACTGCTCTCAGCCATACTAATTGCATTTACTATTTTAGCAACAGTACCAGAAACCTCTTCAGGACCGCGTGTAGATGAATCTTTAGGTCCACGAGTTAAATTAATACCTAAAGCCCTATTAATTTTTTCATCTTCATCAAACATTTTAGATTCATAGATACTTGCCTGATCAGCCAGAGCTTTATTTTCTGCTACTAAATATTCCATTATACTTTCTTTAAAATTAGATTGTCTTTGCTCTAAAACAGAAGGACGATTCATAAAACCTTTTAACTTAGCTTCTGGTAAATCAGACTCACTGGTTTTATATATTGGTTCTCCACCTTTAAGCGCACCAGTTCCAGCCGAAAGATTTAAAGCTTTTTCTGCAGCACTTGTAGGGGCTTTTTGATAATTAGCGTATGACATTTATTTTCCTTAACTAAATAGAAATCTGTACCAAAACTCAGACCTAGCTGCATCTTCAGCTTGATCTAGTTGATCACGAACGCTCTCTAAGTTTTTATCTGCTATTAATATTTTAAGATTTCTTTCTTTTAAACTTTCCGAAGCGGTAAAAGCATAAGCCATCATATCTCTTTCACGTTGCCAAATTTGATTAATAGCATTTTCAGTAAAACCATTTTGAAACTTGGCGTCAGCCATGTTAGCTTCATTTTTAGCGGCGGTGTTAAGAGTAGCAATATTTTGACGCCATTGAGCGTTAGCTTGAGCAACAACAAGAGTGTTAGTAGCATTAAATTGATCTCTTTGATTTTGCATCTCTGCATTAAATTTAGATAATGCGTTTTTTTCACCAGCATTAAATTGATTCATTGCATTAGTTTGAGTCGCATTAAACTGATCAACCTGTGACTTAAGACTTGCCATAAACTGAGAAGCTTGATTTTTACTGGTCGCATTAAATTGTTTAGCGGCGTTCTCAGCGGCAACATCAGTAAGTAGTGCCTGTTGTACCGCTTGAGCTTTAAACATAGAAGTCTGCTGTAGATTACTTAAATTAGCCATATCCATCTGTAAAAAGTTCTGAGCATTCTGCACAGCAGCTTGTTGCTCATTAGATAGGTTAGTTAAATCCATCTGACTCATAGCAGCAGCATCAGCCATAACCTTAGCGTTTAATGCTGACATATTAGCAAGATTTGTAGTCTGTGTCAACCTTGCATTTTCTAAAGCTATTTGCTGGTCAGCAGTAAAGTTTATGTTAGCAATGTCACTAATCTTAGCAGCATTAGTTACACGTGCTTGAAACTCTTGATTAAAGTCTAACTTAAGAAAGTCAGCACGTTGTTGTGCAGCAAACAAAGCAGTCTGTTGACGATTACTTAAGTTTTGTGCCTCAAACTGTGCTACTACTTGTGCATCTTGTTGTGCGATAGGTAGCGCAGACTCCATAGCGGCTTGTACAATAGCCTGTGCTGCCATACTACTAGAGCTTAGACCACGTGCTAACATCTGTGCTGTTGCCGATCTCATAGCTCCTGCAGCCCAAGAAGGAGTATCGCCACCCTCAAAGTCTTGCATTAAACTTTCAAGCTGTCCCTGTACTGTAGCTCTTTTACTAGGATCAGCAGTAGCAGCTTGAATGTCAGTGGCTTCTTTTACTGCAGCCATATCTACAGCAGAACCACTAATCATCTCACCTTCTTCTACCTTACGAGCAGGAGGGGGAACTATCTGAGTAGGATCAGTAATCTTAACAATATCATCTGTGCCAGTACTGCTCAAGCTTCCTTTAGCAGCAGTAATTTGTTCATCTTCAGATACAGCACCTTGTGCTGCTGTTACCTTGTCAGCTTCAGCTTTAGTTTTATCCGCAATACTGGCTGCTGATATTGTTTCTGTAGCTACGTCAGCAGAAGTATCTGCAGTAGTAGCCCCTGCAGTAGTAGCTGTTGCAGAAGGAGTACCAGAAACTTGGCCTGTGGCTTTGTCAATAAGTTGATCTTCAGACTCTGTAATAGTATCAACTTTAGTTTTAGTTGCCATCTCTGCAGGAGAAGTAACAGCAGCATATGAAATATCCCCAATAACTTGGTTCTTTTCTTCACCAACTCTTTCTATCTCTGCTACGTTAGCTGTGTAAGCATCAAAAGCTTTTTTCTTCTTGTCGTACTCAGATTTTTTCTTTTTATAGTCTTCATGAGGTTTATTCATAGACTCTAATACAGGTGCTAATGCTGCATTTACTTCCGCTCTGGTTGCGTAGTAACCCCCACTAGCTTGTTGCGCACCTGTAACGTTATTTTTAATAACCGCTTGATGTTGGTTATTACTAAAGTTGTTGTGAATATGTTGCCAAACACCGGGGTCTGATTCTGAAAAATTACCGGGGTCTTCTACTGGCTTTAGCCTTTTAGGTGTTTTTAAAGAATTATTTACTTTATCTATTAAAGTAGGATTATTACCTTGAAGAGTAGAGTTTGGGGGACCAACCTGACCATAATTTTTTTCTGCAAATTCTCTTGAACCCCCTCCAATAAAAGGTTGATCAAAAAAAGCACCACCTTGAGACATACCTTTTGCTCTGCCCTTAGACATAAAACCCCCCACTGCATTTTTTGCTGCATTCACATACATAGCATAAGTGTTAGAGTTTTGTGGATTTGAGTTAATAAAATTATCTATTTCTTTATTATTTGCTTTGCCATCAAAGCCCATACCTTTAGCAAGTGTATGCTTTTGCTTTAAAGTAAAACCTGCAAATTTAGTATTAATCATTATTAAAATCCGTCCTTTAATCCGTCAAGTATATCTTGAACTGATACTTTCTTCTTAGCGTTAGGTGTGTATCTACACATATACGTCTTAGGGCATTCACTAAACTTAAACATAGGGTAATGATATCCTATTGTACCATTAGGTCCACGGTAAATGCAAACCTTTTCTCCTTGTATTTTAACTCTTTTTGCTAGGTGACACTGTACAAACTCAGGATGACTTAGCAGCCCTGCTAACACAAGGGGTAACACAACAAGATTAATCATTAACCAATTCCTAGTGATATCAGATATATGCCTCCACCTAATACACCAATGATTAGTAATGATAGGCCACCTATAGCTGCATTGTTAGCCATCTGCCTTTTAGCTTCCATTGCTGCATACACAGTCTCTTCACGTTCCTTACGTATTTGCCTACGCATACCTAACATTTCATCGTATGTGCCAAGACCAAACCTGTAGTCTAACATAAACTTTATTTCTTTTTCTTTCTCAAGCAATGTCTTCTTACGAACAATAATGTCCATTGCTTCTTGTTCTATGTTGTCAGTACCGTGTGTCTGCTTGTCTAACCACGTAGGGTTTTTACGTTGGGACTCAGCCCTAGTAATGTCAGCTACTGCACCGTACCATGCCCCTAGCTGCTGGGATACATCTTGTATCTCTCTGCCAGCCCCTACAAGCATCTTAACCCCTTTAAATGCTGCATTAGCTGCAGCAAAAGCTGTGATGGGGTCAATCATTTAATTATCTCTTTGCGTGGCTAGTCGTAACCACATTTAATGCTTCCTTAATTGCTTCTACATTTGCATCAATACGTGCAATCATTACGTCATTCTCATGTATAT